GTAGTACTATTAAGTTTCTTTCAAGTGATAGTCCAGATAACATAAGAGGATTTAGATTTACTCACCTAATACTGGATGAGGCAGCCTTTCATAAAGAGAATGCCATTAATACAGCCATACTACCTACACTTAACCCACTAGGTAAAAAATGTCTAATGATATCAACACCTAGAGGTAAGAACTTCTTCTTTAATTGGTTTAATAAGCCTGAGGTAGTGTCGATGTCTTTTCCACTAACTGAATGTCCTTATGTTAGTCAAGTACTGATTGAAGAGGCTAAAAAGAGTCTACCACCTGACATCTTTGCTCAAGAGTTTATGGCCAAGTTTGTTGATTCCGGAAATGACGTTTTTATAGGAGTAGACAAAGTATCAACCATCAATATGTTTGACCGTCAAAGAAGAGTAGATGTGTATGTAGGAATAGATACTGGTCTATCCGACGACAAGTCCGTACTAACCCTCATAGATGGTACCGGTAGAGTAAGATGGATGGAAGGTACCAATAATCAAAACATACAAGATATAGCCAAACAGTTTATGACTATTATGTCCGACTTTAACATAGTAGGAGGTTATATCGAAACAAACGGTATAGGAAGAGCAATGTATGACTTAGTCAAACCTACATTTTCCAGAATAAGACCTTTTAATACCACCCAGGATAATAAAACCGATATGGTTCGTAAATTAATTGGTGATATTGAGAGTATGAACCTAGAGTTACCTACTTCAGAATTACTACCGGAGTTACATTCAGAGTTTGTCACTTACACTTACAAGCTATCTACCAATGGTAAACTTTCTTTTACCCACCTACCAGGACATCATGACGACTATATTGACTCTTTGATGCTTGCCAATTACTCACGTATTCAATTTATTTCCAACCGTAATATCACAATATCAACCGGTAGACAAACAGGTGTAAAGCCTAGATTTGGTGGTTTACCAACATAGATAATCCTTTTATATATACTAATATTTATTTTCATGGAACAAATAACTGTAACAATTCCGGAATATCTGTCGATAGATCAGTATAAGAAGATGAATGACTTCAAACACGACAGTAATTTTGGTAGATTAGTACATTCAGTTTCTGTTATGACAGGTTATCCTGTGTCAGATGTACGTAAATGGCCAGTAGATACACTTACCAAACTGGGTAATGACTTTGCCGAACTAGCAGATCCTAAAAATGAATTTCATTCAATCATAGAATGGAACGGTACACTGTACGGTTATTCACCTATGAAATCACAGACCTTAGGAGAGTACATCGATTTAGAGACTCTTTCCAAAGATTTTGAAAATAACATGCACAAGATAGCAGCCATAATGTACCGACCTATAGAAAGTCATAGGTTTAAGACACTTAAATTTGCTATCAAACAAAAAATTAAAACCATCAACAATAGTGTTGAAAATGTATTTGACTGGTATACAGTACAAGAGTATGACAATAAAAAAAGAAAACAAGTAGAGGAAGACTTTAGAGACTTTCCTGCTGATGTGTTCTTAGGAGCAGTAAATTTTTTTTTGTCGACCGCAAGTCTATACTCGATAAATACTCTATATTTGCAAAACAAGATATCGAAGACGACGATGAACCGTATGATGACCGATCAACTGGAGCTTCTTTCGCAGAACACTACGGGTGGTGGGGGACTTTATACCAATTATCTAAGTCCAATCTACTATCAATTACGGGAGACAAATCAATCACCGACGTAAACGTATTAACGGCATTTAATTATTTAGAAATAGACAAAGATTGGAACCAAGAGGTAGAAAAACAACACAAACAAGCATTACAAATGCAAAAATATAACCGTTAAATGGGACTGTATAAAAATGTACCTTATAGTGAAGTAATTGACTTGTTTATAACAGCAAGTACTGAAAATTTATCTATCGCCACGTTTGATACCGGTACTATCGACTTTTTGGATGCCAATGCTGTCAATAAAAATTACCCTTACATATATCTCAGACCTATTTCATCTCCGGGTGTCGTAGACAAAGTACGTACGCTTACCTTTGAGTTATACTCAATGGACGTACCAAACCTATCGGATGAATCGCCGGTCAACTTATTATCTGCGTGCGAGGAACGTATATATCAATTAATAAGCTGGTTCAATAGAGGCGACAGAGATATACAACAGAGCTACGACATAACCATAACCGACCTTTCACCTGTCAATGAAGCATTTCAGGATAGAGTATTTGGTTGGGTTGCTACAATAGAAGTTGCCACACCTTGGAATTGGGATTATTGTGACTATCCTAAAATTTGGCCATCCCCTACTCCCACTGCAACTCCCACTGCAACGCCAACGGCTAGTCCAACTCCGACAGCTACCCCTACACCTACGGCGTCTCCAACTCCAAGTCCTACACCAACTCAGGTCACACCTACACCTACGGTTACGCCTACAGCAACCCCAACCAGTACTCCTACAGGTACTCCAAGACCTTCGCCACCGCCTAGTCCAACACCTACGCCTACGGCAGCACCGATATCGTTTGCTTTCCTTATTAACGACGATAACATAACCGGTAGCTTGGAACAAGTTTGTGATGCATATGCTACTGCTTCTACTGAAGTGTATGTGTCTTGGAATGATGCAGATCCTACATTCCCAGATAGAATAGTAGGTAAACAAGTATATTCAGATGCTAACTTACAAACAGTATATACTCAATCGGCTGTTGTAGACGGTAGTGGTAATAGAATAGTACAAAGTGGTAGTATATTTGCTGCTACAGAAATTCAATGGAGTCAATTTACTGCTTCTAACGAAGTACAAACGGTTGAATTGTGTAACTATCCAGAAATAGAAACATTACAAGACGCACCACAAACACCTGAACAAACATTATTAAGAGGTGCAGTAAATGATTATGCAGGTTTATTCTTAAATCAATTCTACTTCTTCTGGGGTACAGGTTCATTATCTAGTGATTTAACTAATGTTATTACTGCATCATATGTAGATGCTGGTAGTATCTTCTCAGCAAGTATTGATGGGCTTACACCAGATACAAACTACTACTATAGAGCTGGAGCAAGAGATACACTAACAGAAAGAATATGGTATGGTGGTATTGAAACATTTAGACCAATTGTACCAGAAGTACAGGAAATATTTGTAGCTGCTCCGGAATTACATGAATGGATTGGAGGAAATACACTAGCTAGTGGACAACAAATGGACGATGGTGTTGAAGGTCCAAGATTAGATTGGCCTTTTACTGACTTTACAGACTTTACTAGTTCGTTATACTTAACTAAAGAATGTACTAGTGTCGAACAACCAGAACCTGCCACTTTAGTTAACAGTTTCTTATGGGTTGATGAAAACCTAACACAGAAATATGATTCGGCTAGTTTATTTGGTTTGAATGTACCAGGTTGTTTCCAACCAGCATGGTTACCTTACTACTATACTACAGGTAGTCAAACACAAAAAGGATGGTTAGAAGTACAGCCAATAACAAACACAGGATATGTAGTTCAAAGAATTATACCTTCAGTAGATGTTAATGGTGTAAATATTAGCTGGCCTACAGCAAATAAAGTGGTTTATTACACAAGCGCTCCTACACCACAATGTACTACTGATTATAAATTACCAGATGATTGTGATCCATACACAGAATTAGTAACCGGTTCATTATTACCTGAAGGTCATTCTTGGGGTTGGGGTTACATTAACTGGAATATAAATAATTATAGTTTAACTAATGCACGAAATAGTGCAATAAATTATAATCAAAATCCAGACTCTAGAGATGATGTACATGCAGCATTTGGAATAGTATCAGGTTCAGATGCTAGTATTCCAGATATGACTAAAGAAATAGTAGGTACCGGTTATCCTTTATATAGAGCACCGTTCAGTGGTTCGGTTTATTTACAAGATGGAGGATTATTACTACAGTATGTTTCTGATGGTGAACCTAGAACACAATACATTGCTGGATGGTCAGGTAGTTTAAGACCACAAGGAAATGATGTACCGGTAGATATTATTTTTAAATATACTGCTTCAACAGTACGAAGAAATCCAAATGGATTAGGAGATGATTGTGAATTACGTTTAACAGATTGGTATTCACTTACCTAAACAATATGGCAATAAAACATCTACAATCGGCAATTGAAAAGTTTGGAAAGGATTTTGAAAAGAATCTCAAAAGTCTCGCTCCTTATAGAACAGGTACGCTTAAAAAGAGTATTAAGACGTTTGCAGAAATAGCAGGAGAGAAAGTAAAACCCGGCGTAGAGATGATCTATTATGGTCAGTACGTAAACGATGGTACATATAAAATGGCAGCCCAACCATTTATTAATGATGCATGGGCAGAAACAAGGTTTGATAAAGACGTAGATAAAGAAATAGAAAAGTATTTAGACGAACAGTTTGATAAAACATTTAAAAAGTAATGGCAATATCAGTAACATCTCAACCTAGCTATCCAAACGTAGCTTATACTCATTTACTTTACACAGTATCGAGTACATTATCTGGTAATCCACAATTTCAGTTTGTAATGGATATCAAACAAGGTGGTGAAAGACTTGCCAGACTAAAACAATACCCTAATCCACAAGCTGTTGGTGTGTTTGATGTTGCAAGAATACTTTCTGATTATATTGAGTTTGATCAAAACTGGAAAGCATCTTCTGTTTCCTCACCAGTACAGTCTTTACAATCTTTTGATATTTTATTTGGTGAAGAATACGGTACAAGTATTTCTTCTTCTACTACTTTATATGATGGTAACGGTAATCCAGGAAACCCAGCAGTTAATCCAGGAGTAGCCGAAGTATTTGGTGGTACAGTAGACCCTAACAATGGACAGTCATTTAACTGGCAGCCACAAACAGTACTTTCAAATCGTCCAACAACAGGGTTGAGTATTACTTATGATGAGTACGAAACTCTTACATTGTACACTACTTCTTCTACTACAGCCACAGTAGATTATAACCCAGGTAGTCCATCAGTGTTTAGTTTATCTGCAGGGTTTAATACAATTCCAATTGGTAGTAAAAATATTGGTATTCCATATGAATTTACCGAAATAGTAGTTGATGTTGATGGAACTGAACTCACTTACACATTAGCTGATAATTGTAATTATGATAGAGTAAGATTTGCTTTTATAAACAAATTTGGCTTTTGGGATTTTTATGGATTTA